GAGACGGGAAAAAACGCAAGTATTATAAGTATTTAAAAGTACTTATAACAGGCAGGCCGCCCCGTTTGACACGGGCGGCGCAGCCTTTATATTATTTGGCAAGAGAGGGGCAAAAGGGGGCTAAAGCCCCCGGAAATTTTAGATACAAAGCCCCTTTTTATAGGCAAGAAAGGAGGGCTAACCGAGATTAGATACATACGCTTAATTAGAAATCCGCGCAAAAAGAGGACGGCAGCGCACACCGGCAAGTGAACACGCTACCGCCCCCGCAACCAGACTACACCGAAAGCGGCGCAGCCCTTGCCCTTTCAGTGTACCACAATAAGGGCGTTTTTACAACTGAAAGGAAAATGAAAATGAAAATCGATTTTAACGGGATCATTGATTTGGATATCCCCAGTGATGACGAGCTTTTGAAAGTTTACGAAAGCGTAAAAAAGCAGATGGACGAGGAATCATCCTATAATCTTCTGGCGGAGATCGGAGAAAACACCGCAGCAATGGCAAAGGCAGAGGG